TGATCTCGACTTATGCGGTCGTGAAGTTCGTCGCCGTGACCGCGGCGTCGATGGCGGCGAGCAAGCTGCTGGCTCCAAAGACTCCGGGCTTCTCCGACTCCTCGCTGGCAGACCGCACGCAGATGGTCCGCTCGCCAATCGCGGCGCGTCAGATCGTCTACGGCGAAACCAAGGTCTCCGGCGTGATCGTTTACATCTCCACGACCGGAACGAAGAACGAGTTTCTCCACCTTGTGATCGCGCTCGCCGGGCACGAGGTCGAGGAGATCGGCGACGTTTACTTCAACGACGAGCTCGCGCTTACCGGCGCGGGCTCCGCGGCAAGCGGTCGCTTCACCGGCTACGCCGAAATCTACAAGAAGCTCGGCGCTGACACGCAGACGGCGCAGACAGATCTCATCACCGCGACCGCCGGACTCACGAACGGCAAGTGGACAAGCGCGCACCGCCTGCGCGGCATCGCTTACATTTACGTGCAGCTCAAGTGGAGCGACCAAATCTGGGCCGGCGGCATCCCGAACGTCTCCGCGATGGTGAAGGGCAAGAAGGTTTACGACCCGCGCACGACGACCACAGTTTACTCCGCAAACGCCGCGCTTTGCCTGCGCGACTACCTGACTGACTCGACCTACGGCCTCGGGCTGACGACGAGCGAAATCGACGACACCGCGTTCACCGCGGCGGCAAACATCTGCGACGAGCAGGTGCAGGTTCTCCCGGCGTCGCCGACGACCTACGAAAACCGCTACGAGTCGAACGGCGTTCTCTACACGAGCGCATCGCCAGACGACAACATCGGCAAACTCCTGACCGCGATGGGCGGCTTGATCGCGTACTCCGGCGGCAAGGTGATTCCCTACGCGGCCGGCTATCGGATCCCGACCGTCACGCTCACCGACTCTGATTTCGCCGGGCCGATCTCGGTCCAGACGAAGACCAGTTCCCGCGACCGCGTGAACGCGGTCAAAGGCGTGTTCGTCTCCGAGAAGAGCGAGTGGCAACCGACCGACTTTCCTCCGCAGACCTCGACGACTTACTACGCGCAGGACAATTCGATCCGATACTGGCGCGATGTCGTCCTGCCGATGACGACCTCGAGCAGCGCGGCGCAGCGCATCGCACGCATCGAACTGCAACGCGCCCGGCAGGAGGTCACGTTCACGGCGCGCTTCCGTCTCGACGCGATGCAGGTCCGCGCCGGCGACACGGTGATGGTCACGCTGTCGAAGTTCGGATGGTCGTCGAAGGTCTTCGAGGTGCTCGAGTGGCACTTCGTCGCGGACGGCGAGCCGCCGCAACTGGCGATCGAGATGACGCTCCGCGAAACCGCGTCGTCGGTTTACGACTGGAACGTGTCCGACGAGATCGACGTGGACGACACGCCGACGACGACGCTCCCGAATCCTTTCACGCTCGGGTCTCCGAGCAACCTTGCGCTGACCGCGGACGGGACGACGCAGTTGATCCAAGCCGACGGCACGGCGTTGCCGCGGATCAAGGTCGCGTGGTCCGCGCCCGCGGAGGAGTTCATCCAGTCCGGCGGAACCGTCGGCATCGAGTACAAGGACAAGACCTCGACGACGTATCTCACTTGGGCGACGGTGCCCGGAGATCAGACTCTCGACTTCATCTCGAGCGACATCCGAATCGGCAACGGTTACGACGTGCGGATCTTCGGGCAATCGTATTTCCAGATCGCGACGAGCTACGTCAGCGCGAGCGTCACGGTCGTGAAGGACACGACGGCGCCGGCGACTCCGACCTCGCTCACCGCAAGCGTCGGCACGGGCAAAGCGGTCTCGCTCGATTGGGCCGACAACACCGAGCCGGACCTTTCGGAGTACGGCATCTACCGCAACACGACCGGCGTCACGCCCGCGAACGACACGACAAATAAGATCGCCGAGGTGCGCGCTTCGCGCTTCGTCGATACCGAGGTTGCGATCGGCACGACGTATTTCTACTGGGTCAACGCGTACGATCTGCTCGAGAATGTCTCCGGCTTCAGCAACCGGGCGACGGGGGTTCCGACGTATGTCGGCGGCGGCAGCGTAGATCCGACCGCACCGGGAACGCCAAGCGCGCCGACGTTCTCAAGTGAGGCGACGTATCTCGCGAGCGACGGAGGAGCTTTCGCCCGCATCACGCTCACCGCGCCCGCGATGCCTTCGGGCGCAATCGCGCTCGACATTCTTTTTCGGCGCAGCGGATCGAGCGACTACCTTATCGGCAATCAACTCTCAACTGGAGGCGGCGCGGTCACGATTGACGACCTGATCCCCGGCGTTGCCTACGAGTTTGCGGCTCGCGGGATCTCGAACTTTGGCGTGCTCTCGGCGGTCTCTTCGGCACTATCGCGCACCGCTCCGAACAAGAGCGCAACGCCGAACGCTCCGACAAGCATCTCGGCATCGAAGAACGGAGTTGCTCCGAACGTCCTCGGATCAACCGGCGTGCTGCGCTACGGATCTCGGCTGACTTGGGTCGCGCCGACCGACAAGGACATCGCTTACTACGAGATCAAGGCGACGACAACCGACAGCGATGCAGCCACCAATTACGCATGGGACGACGGTCGTGGGTCGCCGGCGCTGTTCACAACCGAACTCGTCGTCTTCACGTTCTACAACACCTCGCTTCTCGCCGGCTACGTGCGCGTGCGCGCTATCGACCGGACGGGCAACGCAAGCGCATGGTTGCGATACGGCAATATCAACGACGCGGCGGTCGCTACGCTTGCGGCCGGCAATATGCTAGAGCAGTCGAAGAACGACGTGCAGGTCACCGGCATCAAGACCGGCGGCGGTTCCTCGACGCGGCAGGTGAATGTGCGGTACGAGGTCTCCGAGGTAAAGACGCTGACCGGCGGCGCAACGACCGAGACGATCAACATCGACACGACCAACCGAGGCTTCAGCGCGAAACCGGATGCCGGATGGATTCAATGCGCGAGCAACTCGAACATCGTCGGCGTTTACGACTTCGACAACGTCAGCAACTCCTCGACGACTTCCTACTTCAATTTGCAAACCGTCGATGGCACCAATCTGCCGGCCGGCGGACAACGCTTCTCGGTTCAGCTCGTGGACTACTCCTGATTATGGCTCTACAAAAAACCTTCACGATGCCGAGCGGGGTCTCGGGCAATTACATCCGACTCATCGCGCACCGCTGGGATCGCAACGGTCGCGAGGCTCTCGCGTGGTTCGCGCTGTACGTTGACGCGGCATCCGCGCACGCAGGCAAGCAGCCGCTCTCGCCGTTCGTCGCGAAGCTATGGCTGACCGGAACGAAGTTTGACCAGTACTTGTCGAACGCCGAGCTCGCATCTCCGGGTATCTTGGAGCAACTCTACGTTGCGGCGAAGGCCGAGCCGCTGTCATGCGACTTCGGTTCAAACGCTTTTGCGGACGCGCAGGACGTTTGACCATACTTTTTTCGTCTGCCGTAACTCGCGCTAAATGCGCGACTTACGAAAGTGCAGGAGATTTTTTTCTTTTGGTCTTGGCAAAGCGGTTCGGTTCGGATTGGGTCTGCGTCGTTCAGCAACGACAACCAACAAAACAACGACGACAATGACCTCCACGATCCTGACCTCCGACCGCTACATCGCGATCCGCAACGACGACGGCTCCATCGGTTACAAAGGCATCCTCCGCATCTTGACCAAGGACGGATTAGTCCGGCCGGCCAAGTGGAACGCCACCAACTGCCGCCTTGAGTCCTGCGCGATCAATAAGCCAGTCGAGGCGCTGCCGATGTACACCAAGAGCGACAAGATCGAGGCGAAGCTCGTCGCCGCCGGAATCAACTTCGCTTGGCTGACTCTCGAGGACGCGCAGCAGATCGCGAGCTAACCTTGAGACCTCATCGAGCCCTCCCACGCGGAGTGCTCCATTGAGTTCTCGAACCAAAAACCAAACCAACAACGACGATAATGAAAAACTGCACCACCTCCCGCTCCGCGTTAATCATTCCTTTCGGTTCCGGTTTTGCGGTCCAATCCCGCAAGATTGCTTGGGCTTATGTGATTTCGGGAACCTATCCTTCGATCCCCGAAGCTCGCAAGGCTCTA